AGCGACCAGGGCAGCAATGGCCGCATCTATTTTCAGGATCGAGTCTGCGGCATTCGAGAGGGGTTCCGCCATTGACTGGACTGAGGCATCAAAACTCCGCAGCTCCCGCCCCACATCCCCGGTAACGCTGGATAGTTCATCCGTTCCGTGGAAGATGACCTCTATTGTGTTTGCAACTGAGCTTGGCATCAACTCCCCTTTTCCTTCTTAGATAAAAACTTGCCCCACAATTCGCACTCGATGACCGTCAAGAAAGGCGGGAATAAGTCCGGTAAAACTTCAAAGAGAAACCTGGGCGTTCCCATTCCGCCCCCGTAACAGAGGGTAAGCGCCATCCTTACTCTTGAGTCTGCCCAGAGGCTTGTGATTCCCCCAATGATTGCCCCATCTGTGTAAGCTCCATGATCTTGCGCCATAAGGTGTAAAATGGAACAGGGAACGTCTCCGCTAATCTGACAGCCATTTCCTGTGTGCATGCGGGTTCTACCGACCCGAATTTCAGGAGAGCTATCCCACGCACAACCTCATCCGGTACCGAATCCGTAAGTCCGAGGGATTCCTTTATTGACTCGATCCGCGTAGTATAATTCTCGGACATGAACCCTTCAACCAACTCCGATAGCGCCCTATTTTGTTTCGCGGCCTCATTGACTTTTCCAAGCTCCGCAGCGGTAAGGCTTCTCACCTTCCACACCGGGTCTTCCTTTTCGTCAAAGAAGCTCTCCATTCCGTTAACCTGGACATCCGCTGTCCTGGGCTGGAACTCCGCGTTTTGGAATTTGTCTGCATTAAACCCCATGATTGCCTTCCCCCGTTTTAGCTGATCTCCCGAATCAGCCGCTAAATGTTAAGACTCAAAACTCACGCTCCCCTCTTCCGAGCTGATCGTACAAGCCGCCTGATTCTGGTTGTCCACCGGGAAAGTCCGGACTACGCCGAGTGTCCCCTGAGTCAGTATGTACGGAGCTTTATTCCTGTTCGGGAAGAACTTGACCGTAATCAATTCGTCCTGTTCCCCGAGGAGCGTGTCACTTACGTTATCGGTCATCAGCGCCGTAAACGACCCCTGCCCCAGACTCGAAGACTTCGAGGCGATGGTCCCGTTGTAATATTCAGTAGAGCTTACCGAGTGCGTATTCTCTGCCGGTACGAAGTCCATCGTCTTCATAAGCTCCGTGAATATCGGAGTGTAATACTGGATATACACATGCTTATATGTCGGCCCCACATGATCCGCTGCAATCGCGGAGCTGAATTTGATGTGCGCTTTCTTCTCATGTGCCGTATCCGCGAGATAGCCCTTTCCGACCGGAAACTCTGACCAGTCAGGCTGGTTGAATCTTTCTACATGCGACCCCGGTACCTGGAAGATTTCGGCAGCAGTGACAGCCTGTGCCGTTGATACCGTTGTCCGTATCTGCCCAAGCTCGACACCGCCAACCGGAATAAGTGGCGGACCACCTGCCGCAGCGCGAGTATCCGAGAACGTAGCACCGGAACCTTCGGTCCCAGGCTCTACCGCTACCGCACCATCAGAACCCATATAGACTGAGATCACTTTCGCTTTCCCTGGACCGGTTCCCCTGGTAAACGTACTGGTTGTCGCGGAGACCTCCTGCAAAGTCCCCTTCGAGTATGCAGTGAAAGCCGCAACTGTTATGGTGTCATTGACCGCGCTAACAGTTAGGAGATTCCGCCCTGACACTACGCCATCCGGTCTGACTACGGGCTCAGACCCATCATAATTCGACCAGATAGTCCCTCTATAAAAAATCTGATGGTCGCTATCGGTCATAGCCACGAAGCTGGTTAAGGTACGCCCAGTCTCAATTTGAATCTTTGCCTTTGCGCTTGTTGACATGATTTTCTCCTTCTTTTGTTTGGGTTAATCCGACAACACCAAGATTCTTTTTCAACTCAATCCTAATGTTCGATCTCAATTCGGAACTGGAAACATTTTTTAGGTTCTTCCCTACGGCCTTCAAATAGATACTTCCAGCTTGGAGATGAACCATAGCTGCATGCTGCAAAACAAAGGATAAGGTTTCCGGCCTATTCCCGTACACAAACCTGATTCCATATCCAGTCTGATTCTGATTTATGTAATCATAAGCCACCTGATATTTCTGGGCACCCTCTAAAACAAGACTGCCATTATTTGTAAGAACTCCATACTCAATCGTAGCCATACACAAATCCAGATCATTTGGAATGACTGCCATCCCTTCATTGAGTAACTCCCACGCTCTGGATAAATTCCCCTTTGATAAGTAAGCTGTAATCAGTGAATAATAAACTGAGGCATTAAAATCATCCGCTACTAATCTGGTTCTTATATATCGCTCTCCGTATCTAATGCCTTTATCAATCTGCCCTATATCGCAATAAGACTGGAACAGGTAGAACAGAGCCTTACTGTCATTGATATTATTCTCCAACCTTTTATGCAGCAACCTGATAGTACGTTCTGACTTTTGTTTCTTTACTCCAGGATCTCCGTGATACCCATAGTGAAGTAAGTAAGCATCTGCGTAATGCCCAATCTCCCCATCAACAATAGGTTCGTTATGCACGATCTCCCGGTACTCTATTTTTCCTTTCCGGAAAATTCGTAGCGGAGTAAACTGAACGGAATTACTGGTAGCATTGTTGTCCTCCTCGGTAACATCATACAACGGAAACTGTATCCCACATACTTCCTCCGGTATATCGTTTGCCAACACTCTCTTCAGTTTCTTGCCATTCCCCTTAAACTCTTCATCAGCATCAATCTGTAAAATCCAGGGATGCTCCGCGTACTCCATTCCGATATTCCGATACTTAGAGAAGCTATCCAAGTGTGCACCCGGGTGCATGTGGTCATACACCTTTGCTCCGTACTGTTTGCAGATCTCACGAGAATCATCGGTAGAGCCGGTATCCACAACTATGATCTCATCAGCAAAGCCCTGGACTGAGTTCAAGCATCTATGCAGATTCTTAGACTCATCCTTTACCATCATTACTACGGACAATTTTGTCGTAAGTTTTGTCTGTATAGAAGTAGGCCGTTTCGGGGCCGTAAGAACTATCGGCTCACAATCCTTTAATATAGCTTTGATTGCTACCATCTCCGAGGTAAGATTATATTTATCTGAGACAAAAGCCCGGTAGTTCAACGGAGCGTACCTTGCTGATACAGCTTGAGTTTTAAACTCGTTGATAGTCTTCCAAATAAACTTCTCCGGATAAACATGCTGCCATCCCACGAAGGAATGAACAAGAGGTTTACAGCCGGTAGCCATCGCTTCAAGAATCCCCATTCCCTGAGACTCAAGGATGCTTGAGGAAACGATATAACTTTTATCCACCAGCCAACTATGTATATTAGACTGCCATCCATCAAAGATTATGTTGTCTTCAAGTTTCAACTCGCGGGACATCTGCTTGAAGTACAGCTCATATCTAGGCTCCTGAAATTTCCCGGCAATAAACAACTTGAACTCAGGATCTATGGATACCAAATTCTGCATGGCATGAAGCAGAAGCATCGGGCCTTTCTTGTGATTAATGTACCCGACATAAGCGATATTCTTGTTCCGATCCCTGTGGATAAACTTATGCTTTGTCAGATCCACCCCATTCGGGATGATATGAATATTGTCCTTCAGAAGTTTTTTGATTTTGGGAACGCGGGTAAGAACCAGATCCCTGATATACTCTGAGACAAATATCAGATGATTAATACGCTCCCAATTAATGTAGTCGATGTGAGATGCAAAGGCTTCGTAGGAATGAATGCGAAGAATGACTTTCTTTTGGTTCAAGAGAGCCATATCGGTAGTCATACGTTGGGCCAGATCATCCGCCCACTCGATCCACACGACATCCGCACCTACAACTGCTTGGGCAAGTTCTTGCTGATTGTGAGTAACAACCGGAACTATATCATGCCCATCACTTTCCAAAGACTCCACGATAGGCATCATAAAGTTTTCTAGTCCAGGCTGAGAAACAAATATTGTTTTCATTTGTTTTTCCATTGTCCATCTCCCTTATTTAATTTTGTAGGTAGCTAACCTATACACCATAGGAATCCATATCGAAAGAATCACACGTATACTTTATAGTGAACTTTAGTAAAGCCCCACACCATGGCTTCTGGCCCTCTCCAATCTCGTAATCCACTGAATCCAGAGACAAGTCAGCAACCGTCTCGTTCAATTCGTAGTTGGGAGTATCTGATACTTTGGGTGCCGCATCAGTTCTCATAAGCACTGTTACCACATCCATCGCCAATCTGTTTGCCACATCTATAAAAGGTTCATCTCTTGTCAGACTATGGATCTCGACATACACATCCAATGTCCGAGTATCTTTTCCGTACTCGTTTCGTGCATTAAAAAATCCGGTAGACCAATAATTGACACAAGGCAGATCGTACCCATCAAACGGTTCCAGCCTTGATCTCGCAACTTTCTTGACTGTGAAATTATACCCGTTACCTGTGGTAATATTGGCAAGCCGTAGCCCTATCTCTGTCAATATGGTGGTTGGTGCCGGAGTTCCCATTTACTCTTCCCCTATCACTTGCTGAAGATTCCTCAAGAGTCTCGGAATTTCTGCATCCGCAGCCTTACGCATTCCCAACCTTGGTTTCAATGTGACTTCCTTTACCAGAACAAACATCAGGCTTTGCCCTTTGAACACCAGATACTTTCCTCTTTTACTTTTAATAATCCGTCCCTGCCCACTCTGAAATACTGACTTGGCAGACTCGCGTGTAACCCCTGCCATAGTAAGATTGTCTGCTATTGGAATATTCAGGTAAGGCCCACCGGGAACATTACTGTATGCCGACTTTGCTCTAATGGTTCCTCCGAACTCTTGCATCGGAGCATACAGAACTTCCCGCCCGCCATAACCGGAACCACTCCACACTGACGCTCCCAGTGTTTCTATACTCTTCCCTCGCACACCTTGCTGGATAGACCGCTTCAAAGATCCAGTCCGGATCTTCATCTTCTTCATCTTTTTTATTTCATTCGCAGCCCTTACCACAGAGTCTTTGAATACTTCTTTTACTGCCGGGAAATCTTCCTCGGGCATAGTGAGAATATAGTCTGCCACTTCCTCGGCCCCAACAACATCAACACTCAATCCAGCTTTATGGTACCATGTACTTGCCATCTTACCATCCCAAAGGGTGTATGTACTGACGCAATATTCGTCTGACTTCTTTGAGCAATCCCAAAGGAGGATGTGAAATGGTTCCTCCATCCGTCCTTACCGTCTCCGACCCAAGCTGATCTTTACTCTGGAACTCATGAACAGTCTGCAACAAAGCTGCTCTGGCTATATCCGTAGGTACGGCTGACAACCCACCTGTATACACCACCACGATTTTACTATTCTTCAGCTCCGAAAAAAGTCGTATCCCGTAACTCGTAATCTCGTAATCATCATCTTCAGTATAGGATTCATCATCTCCACCTATGGTAACTGTGACAGTGGAAACGGAAGCAACAGGCACCCCGGACAACGAAATCATGGAGGTAACACATCTCCCGATGAATATTGTCTGAGTTCTTTCTATCTCTTCAAACAACCGACTTGTATGATTCTCGAAAGCTGCGGTTACTGAATCTCTGATAACTCCTAATGCTGGATAATCAGTGATGGCAGCATCAGCTAAATTCATAAAGCTTTTCAGGTTCGCAAAGGAGACTAGCTCGATGGACATTAGACGACCTCCCAACCTTTCCTTATATGGGTAGTCCTACTTGTGGTTCCGCTTTCAAACGTCACCCACCCATGATTGACTCTCTTAATTTTTTCTGTCATCCCGGTGCGTGTCTCTCTCACCATTACTCCCTGCCAGTTTTTTGATTTCTTAGGCAGCATCTTCCCTATTGGCTTCTTGTCTTCCGGCCTTTCCTCTGGCCTGATCTTCTGGACAGGTTCTACCGGGGCAACCTTCTCCTGAACAATCTTTTCTGGAAGTACATACTTCCCACACTTAATCTCCCTGACAAATACATCTGCAAGTTCCGGTGCTATCATGTACGTTTCCCCGGCCTCAAACAGAACCGTCACGTTCCCATACTCGGAGCCTTTGTAGCTTTCAATCATCAATACTTTTTTCTTTTCCATTCTGTTCATCTCCCGGTTTGGGGTTAATACCAGAGTAAGGCGGAGGTGTAGTACCCTACTCTGGTATGAGAAGACTCACAGCCAGGGGGCGAGTCCTAGCATGGAGTCATTTACGGGGTCACTCTCTTCAGCGGCCCAGACATATTCACAACCCCTACCACAACAGCATCCGTTGCAACAGTGATATAACCCCTGGTGTAGCGTCCCAGAGGATTCGGAACATTCAGAGTAGTGATCCCTGTGGCGGTAGATTTCACCGCAGCATCATTTCCGGAACTTGCATCATCATCAGACCACGTAGAGTCATCGTCCGAATACTGGAGTTTACAGGTGATAGCTGCCCCCGAAGCAAACGCTCCGAGATTGAATACGACAGCAGCACAAGGGGCCAACGCATGATCAATCGTTGCCCCCGCATCCGTACCCACAGCAACCGAGACAGGAGCCAGCCCTACAGCAATGGTGTAATTGGTTTTAATATCCATCTTCATGATGTTTCTCCTTTTACCCCCGTTTAAATTTCTGGGAACGCTGGCCGGGAGTTACCAGCTATTCAGGGGCTACCCCTATCCCAGAAAACTGTTTCTGTTTTATCCCTTAATATCCAGAAGGATCTTCGGGGGATCGCTGTAAAAAGCCAAAGCTGACCCCACACTTTCGATTATCGCAGCAGTGAATTTGAAAACCAAAATATCCCCAGCCACAAGACCCGTTGCGGTAATCGTAAAGTCCTTATCATAATAGGTCGTCTTAGCTGCAAAACTCACAGCAGTGGTCGTACAAAGATCCGAACCCACGGCACCATTAGCCATTTCATACGCCGACATATCAAACGTGCTGGCATTATCCGTTCCAGCACCAGCAATCTGGCAATGAAAACGTATCTTCACATCCCCCGCCGCCACATACTCTGGGGGTAGGATAAACTGGATGTATCCAATAGATGTTTCCGTCTCGCTTACAGCTTCCTCGCCCCTCAGGTTCATAAAATTGGTCCCAAGATTCAAGTAGAAGTCACCTGCAGTTTCACCAACACCCAAGGCGGCACCATCCGCAGCCATGATCTGATTGACTGCAATGCCATAGGGCTGAAGCGCATCCTCAACGAGATTGGTCCTCGCCAGCCCGTCATCCAAGTAATTCAGCTCCGCAGCGGTGGAAGTCACAAGCACATTGTTCAAATACAATGCCTGAGTCTTCACCCACGGAGAATTGTAGTCAGCCGCAACCAGCCACCCCGCCGTACTCACAAGCAGGAAAGCCACTGTTAGACTGATCCATCTTTTTTTGTTCATGATTCCTCTCCTCTTAATAGTCAGCTAAAAGGTTACAGGTTCTAGGAAGTTGCAATCTTAATCGGGCAAAAGGCTTCTGCCAGAGTAACTTTCCCACCGACTCTCTTTTTGATCTGGAACCCGGTCTGATCATATGCGGCATACAGCTCATCCAGTCTACGAACGGACAGACCAGCACGATCACGGATTTTGTATCCAGCTTGGAAATCCCCAAACACAATCGGGTAAGCATTAGCCCCAATATCTGCCATGCCTTCAGGATTGACAATCGGGCGGCCCAGGATGGTTGCCGGGGTTGCCGCGATAACAGAGGGGGACCACAAATACTGACCGTTCCCATCTTTCAGTTTCCGTATCTCTTCCTCTGTATTGGAGTTCAAAGCAAAGGTTCCATTCCTACGATACGCTTTCTTAATCCCGTAGTAACATGCGGTCAGAGCATCGAAGCCGTTATGCGTAGCATCCGATAAAGCCGCCGTAACACCGGAGAAAGTATACCTTGCCTGTACTGCGGTATCCGCAGAAAAACCAGAAGGAGAGTCATCGCCAGCCGCAGCTGCAAACGCATCGTCCTCTGCTTCAGCAAGAGCCCTTCCGAATGCATCAGTCATCTCGGCAACGATATTTGCTTCCGCATCGTCAAGGGTGTTATTGGAAATCAGGGTAAGCGCACGGCAGTCATAAATCTGAATCCTTTCCCCACCGGTTGTAAGATCCTGCTCAGTAATCGCCACACTCTGACGACCCCAGGCTACCGTTGGTTTAGAGAGCGCACCGAGAACTACCAGATCCCTTCCGGTTGTTCCCACCTGACAGATCGGGCGGAGCTCCGCAAGATCATAGGCGTTCATGATAATCCCAGACTCAAAGGTCGGAGGAATAAGGAACCCACCATCGGCATCGGAGGTGCCAGCCAGCGCACGTTTCTCTTCAACTGACATTCTCTCGGGGCCATCTTCACTGAATCCATACCGGAGCCATTTCTCCAAAGCCCGCATCTGAAGAGATTCCTCTTCGGACTTTTCCGGATTTTCCTGGTTGAAATGAGGCCGGTCCATCCGTTTCTCAAACTCGTCAATCCTTCCTTGCAGATCCGTGATAGCGGTGTTTACTTTATCCACGATCTCTCTGGATTCCGCAGTAGCAGTACCGTTCCTGGTTTCTGCCTCTTCGATGGCCTTATCATTATACTCTTTAAGGGTCTCAAAGGTTGCCATTACCTCTTCACGCAGTTCTTTAATGCTAGGCATCTTCCTCGTCTCCTTTATCCAACTTCTCTCTCAGGTTTCTGATTTCTGACACGAAGGCTTCCCCTTCCTCATCTGTGGTATCGGCTGGAACCTCTTTGTCTTTTGGATCAAAGAGAAGGGCATTAAACCGGGCCCTTTCAGCCTCCGAGAATCCACCGTGCCTCAACTCATCGCATAGTGTCATTACCGCTTTTGTCCTTTCCGTCTGGTGGGCTTGCTGAATCTCTTCGGGCAGCTCGGCCAGTTTGCCCCTGGATTCCATCGGAAGTAATCCTCCATTCCTCATATCCAGCAGCTCTTGAAGTTTAAAAGAAGTATCCTTTGCAACCCCTTCCAAATCACCTTTGCTGTGCCTGAACAAAGCGGCAGCAATCTCATGTTCTCCCGGTATCGACCGTTCCCCTGAATAGAATCTCTCTATGTAGTTCGCGGCCCATTCCAAATAGGCACCATGAAAAGTCTGGAGGGCTGCATCAGTGTTCGGAACAATTTGATCCGCAGTCTCCGTCATAGCACCATCCCACCAAATATCATTCAAGGTAGTCCACAGAGCACTCATCAAAAACTCGCCTTCACTTCTCAGCTTATCCAGCAGGAGCGTCTCAGCGTAGTCTGTGGCCCTTTCCTCCTCGGTAGCCTGCATGCTTTTGAATACACCCTTTACCTTCTCGTCAAGTTCGGCTGACAGCCCTGGTGTATCTATTTGGATAGTCACATCAGGGTTAAGGTCATTCCTCGTCTCGTCCCGATTAAGAATAGACGTTTCAAACTCTTCATCCCCACCACTCGCTGTGATCTTTCGGATAGATACAATGGAAGCTTGCTCATTCGCTGGAAATATTACAGGCGATGCTTCCATACACTTCACTTCCGAAATCATCCGTACCCGATCCACTACCTTATCCTTAATGGTATTGAATCCAAAACTGAAAGCTGTAACATCCCCGGCCCTGATGTGCTCGTAAGCATCCCGGCCCGCAGCAGTATTCATATTGATCTGGCCTTTTACCCACGGCCCGTACTGATCCTCTCTGGTTTCAATTACCTTACCAATCAGTACATCGTGATCCCAGAGGAGTCGGATCTTATCCCCTCTCTCCTGAAAGGTCTTCTTGAAGGATCCTTCCACAAAGGTTGACCGATACGCATCTACCGTTCCCCACTTGGTAAGGTACGCTTCCACAATCCCCTCGTCCGTGATCCCTCTGATTTCTCCAACTGACCTGACTTCAAGATCCCTTGCAGTGGACTTCTGTTCCTTCTGTTCTTTTGCCATGACTATTAATCCTCCGGCTGCGTTAAAAATCGGTAAGGCTGCTTGCTGTGCGGCTCTTATCCTGACTGCATCTAAAGCGGCAACAAACACCTTGCCATTCTTGCCTATGGGATACTTGTATCTGGCCTTTGTTTTCGGCTTCTGGTTTGTATCCTCTCCTAAAAACCACTTCTTATATTCTGCCCAGTTGTCTCCGTCCTTCCCACCGAGCAGTTTGTTCTCATCACTTACAGAGAATGACCACTTGGAATAGCTGACCTCTCCTTGCTTGATCAGTCTCTTAGCATTTACTAATCCAGCTTTGTTGACTTGCATCCCCTATCTCCTGAAAAACGAAACCGCTGTTGCCCTTGTGGTATACTCAGATGGTGTCCCAACTACTATGCCTGAATCATTGGCTGTACGACCAGCTCTAGCCCTCTCCTCAACCCTCGATCTTAAAACATCCTGTGCGACTTCTCTTTCCATTCTCTCCAACTCATCCATCTTAACATTCAATGCTTCCAGCTCCGCTTCCATCCTGTCTTGCTCGGTCCCCAACTGGTCGCCCACCAGCAGTTTCCTGTGTTTCATCTGGTCACCTCCTACAATAAAAAGGGCCAGCAATATCTTATCTAAAGATACCAACCGGCCCGTATGGTGCTCGTCTTGGAATGTTTATTTAATTTTAATCTACCTTAATACATATCTCCTTTATCCTTATCATCTTCAAATCCGGCCTGCGGTCGTACTCGACCGTACTCCACAGTCCGTGCTTATTGCATATGGATATAATTTCGTTCTTGATTTGTTCCGCCTGGGTGTTATTCAAGGTCTTTCCTCGGCATACTTAAAAAAGATGGACAGGACAGGGCAGGACTCGAACCTGCACGGACATTGCTCCTTTGCCTATGTTCTAGGGTATGCGTCTACCATTTCCGCCACCTGTCCATGGTCGTAACTCTACTAATCCACATGTCGCGCATCGCTTAGTCGGTACGTTGTCCTCATTTCTACAAATCATATACCCGTCACATCCATTAGGGCACACTCTGTATTTTATGTGTTTTGCCTTTTTTTGGGCCTTCCTTCTTGAAGTGGCGGGGGTCATATGTCATCCATTTATCAAGCCTTTTAATTCAAACTCACTTCACACGTAATGGCCCAATAC